AGACCGTATTAGTGAGTATAAATCATCTACATCATTTTGTTCCATTTCATATATCGTAGAAGATGTTGATTTACTTTCAGAGGAACCTGCAGATTGATTTGGAGATAATGGAAGATTTTCATTGATGACAGGTGATGATATTAAAGTTTCTAGATCTGCGAAGAAATATTCTCCTGTCGTAGCAGACTTATAAAAATAAAATGGATAACCATTTTGATTCAAAGATCTATTTCTAATCCACTGCGTAGCTTCGATGGGTGTCATGTTTGGAACAATGACTTTCATACTTTCAGAGTTGTTAAGATCTGCAGAAGTTCTCAAATCATCTCTGTTTAAGTATTCAACTAATATTTGATCTATAATTTTCCATGGTTGACCGTACAAACATTTGTTTACATTTTTTAACCCAGATCTGAACGATTCCTTATCTATTAATCTGAGTACCACAACATTTGTAAATTCTTGTACATTATGTTCTGCTTCTATCTTTTGTATAATCCAGTTTTGTCTTATCTCTTTCGCACTAGATTTTTCTGTAGATCTTTTGAATATTATTTCTATCTCTTCTGCGCCTTGAATGTCAAAGTTTTCTATAATTCTTTCACTGTCAGTCAGTGCAAGATATCCTGTAATAAAAGGTCTTGCGAGATTTTCATACATACTAAGTTCTAAGACAACAGAAGTTATATCAATCGAAGTAGCAGTTCTACTCGATCTTAGAGTTGCCTTTTTAAGTTGTACAGAGGTGGACTGTTGACCACCTATAGGAGAATTTTCATTACTCATGATTTTATTGCTTCGAAGAAGTTACCAATGATTGCTTGTATAGAGTCTGGTCTGATAACTTTTATTTCTTTTAATTTATCATTTTCTCTAATATAGTAATCGTAATTAGTAATCCTTGTTACTTGTGCTCCTGCAGCTTGTCTTGGATCTATGTCTACTCTTTCACCGTCACCGTTTTCATAATGATGAGTCGCAAGGTGTTCATCACCTGTACCAAAAACTGTAATAGATGAAGTGACTCCACTGTATGCAGTGTTAGTCAGTTGTTCTGGTACAAAGAAATCTCTTTCAGACTGTATAATAATCTCACCAAGGTCTAGGTTTCTTCTCAGTATTGTACCACCCGCTGCAGAGTTTGATGCAAATGCTCTCTGGCCTGGGATCATGATACCTGTAAGATCCGCATGTGACCTCACAAACTTGTGTGGAAAATCTCTTTTAACCTTTGCATCAAGTGCTCTCATCGATAGAGGCCATCCTTGTCTACGAATGTTATCATTCATTAAATAGAACGTCCAGTGATAATCAGTCGTTCCATATATTTGATACGATACCTGATCTGGTCTATCGTTATCTAATACGTAGTATGTCTGATAGTATGGCGCTAGATCTTTTAAATCATCTATAAAATCTACGTAAGAAGTTATATCTTGAAAAAGTTCTAGTGTTAATTCTGCACCACCTTTTTTGTTAAAATCATCGCCAAAAGCATAATCAACACTACTGAAGTTTGTGAAATAGTTTGACATGTTAGTGTCCGTTCTCTATGTCTTGTTGGTTCAATGCGCGGAACTCTTGGAATTGTAACGACATGTTCATGTGCGTAGGTTTACCCTGATCATGATAAGACATACCGCCTGGATTAAAGGTTGTACTAACGTCTCTTAAAAAACAGAATAGTGGTTTCGGCATTCCCTGTATCTCAGCATTATTAAATTTAAAATTTATTTCAAACAAATTTGGAAACTTATATCCTAATGGGAATCCTGCTTGCAATGATGCTTCTGGGATTGCTCTTGGATACATCTGAGTCCTAAATGTTTTTATTATTCTTTCTACTTGGTTTTGTTCAGCCTTAGAAGTCGGATAGAAATCATATTGAAAAGAAAAGTTTCTTACTGACACACCTTGGAATACAGATCTAGTATTAGGATTGACAGTTACCTGAAGACCAAGATTGAATGCGGCCTGTTGACCAGATGTTAGTAGTGATGAATATGCTTGAACACCTCTAGCCATTGCAACTCTTGCAGTGTCGAGATTACCCCCACCAGAAAACAAACCTGTTAAACTTGCTGCAGTTTCACTTAACATACTTCCTATTGCACTCATACCACTACCTGTGTCATTGAATGCCTGCAAACCTGCTGCACCAGACAAACCTAATTGTGCCTGATCATACTGAACATTATCGTGGAACATAACTCCTGGCGGCATGTATAATTTTATATCAATTGGATTTTCTAGGTATGCAGTTTTGAATCCTAGTAATCCTTCTCTTGCACCTGATCTTTTAGCAAACCTATCTCTTTCTTTTTGAATTTTCTTTGCACTTCCATATTGTTGGTAGATATTGCCACGCCCTTGTTCTCCAAATGAAGTTGGTTTTTTAAATGATTGAACATTATTTTCAAAATCTAATGCATCAGCCTGACCTCTAACTGGTACTAATTCATCATCTACGTGCGCTTGATACAATTCATTAACCTGATCAGTGGCATTCCTTAAAGGTGGAATGACTTCACGAACTCTGTAGTGCATGTAGACAGGATAACTTTCATCTACTGGATACCTAAAAGAACCACCTGATGTTCTGTTTGCTATATTTGAACTTGCATCTTCTGCTTTATTGAAACTCTTTTTCAATAGACCTTCAACTCTGCTTTTAGCCTGTCTGAACTGGTCTGGAAATGAAATGTTTTCTGCCATGTTATTTCCTTGATAAATAAAATTTATGTAATCCTATTTATAACGAAAATATGGCATATTCTGGAAAATACAAAGTAAGAAACTTAAAGAAGTACCGAGGTGATCCTGACAAGGTGACATATAGATCTCACTGGGAAAAAGAATGTTTTCTCTGGTGCGAGAGAAACCCAAAGGTAAAGTACTGGTCTTCTGAGGAAACTGTCGTTCCATACTACTGGGACGTGGATAAACGTATGCACAGATATTTTGTTGATTTAAAAATTACATTCGAAGCTGGTAATACAATACTGGTTGAAATAAAACCAGAGAAAGAGACAGAACTTCCTAAGAACCCCAACAAGTCTAAACGATACATTGGTGAGGCAATGACATACGTGAAGAACATGAACAAGTGGGAGGCAGCAAACGATTATGCAAAAGACCGTGGATGGGAATTTCAGATCTGGACTGAGAAGACATTGAAGTCCATGGGAATACTCAAAGAGTTCAAGAAGACTAAGAAACTAAAACCTTTGAAACCTTTTCGAAAAAAACCTAAAAAATAGTTATAAATAGTGTTATGTCTAATTTATTTGCCAAAGTAGAACAAGAAGCATTTCGTGCAGGGATTACCCCACGAACTAAACAATCGCGTGCTTGGTTTCGTAGTAAACTAGCATCAATGGGTAAAGTTAATAGAAATACATTGATGCGTGATGAACAAGTAAAATTAGTGAACAAGTCACAACCATTGATTGGTTCTATGAACATGTTCTTTTACGATCCCAAACATAAGAAGACGTTACCCTACTATGACAGGTTTCCTCTTTCAGTGATAGTTGGGCCTGCAGAAGGTGGGTTCTATGGATTAAATCTACACTATCTACCCCCAGTACTGAGAGCAAGGATGTTAGACGCATTGATGGACATAACTAATAACAAAAAATATGATGACAGTACAAGGTTCGAGTTATCTTATAAAGTATTGACGGCTACTGCTAAACTAAGATTTTTTAAACCGTGTTATAAACATTATTTGTTTGCACACGTAAAGAGTAGACTTGCGAGAGTATCTGCACCTGAATGGGAAATTGCAACGTTCTTACCGACTGCAGATTTTGAAGGTAATAAAAGTAAAGTATATTCAGATTCTAGGAGTATGATTTAATGGCAAGTGTTGATGCATTAAAGAGTTTAGCATCTGCTAAATTAGGATTTGCAAGAACGAGTAACTTTCTTGTAGAGTTACCAACTATCGGTACTAACAATCTATTAAGTAGAATTGCAACAATGGGTGGTAACGAGTTGAATATACTCTGTAGTAATACAACCTTGCCTGGAAAACAAATGATGACCCATGACCGTAGAATCGGATTAGAGTTTCAAAAGGTTGTACATGGATATGCAGTAGATGACGTGACGATGACCTTCTATGCACTTAATGATTATGGAATAAAAAAATACATAGACAAATGGATGTCTACTATGCTTACTGAGGAGTTGCATATAGTAGGATACAAAAAAGATTACCAGAGGGATATCCGTATCCATCAATTAAGAAAACCTATAATAAATAAGAACATTGATGTCGGCCCTGCATCTATAAACGTAGGACTAGGAGGCGGCACAGTATATTCAGTACTTTTGGTTGATGCATTTCCAACAACCGTAAGTTCAGTTGAATTAAATAATGAATTGGATGGACTAGTACAAGTGAGTGTACAGTTCTCATATACGAGATGGCAAGCGATTAATGATCCACAAGGCTTCATCTCTGTTAGTGGTGGATTTGGATCTATATTATCTTAGGAGTAAATTATGGCATTGCCTAAATTAAATGATAT